ACTGCCTTCGATATACTTGGAGTTTTCAGGAGATTCTGTTAAGATCGACACATACAACAACAGATCTGCGCAGGTAGGTTTTAAGACCGAAATAGACTTTGATGACATATTCAAAGAAAAAGAATCGACGCCTATCATAGAGCCTGAAGAGGGAGAAGAAGGTGACGAGATTGATCAGGAAGAGGAGGACACAGACACGTCTGTAAAAAATCCTCCGAGTGGAACCAAAGAAGGTGAATAATTCGTTGGAAAGAAAAATAAATAACTAAAATAATCTACACAAAATGGCAGGTTTACCGTATTGGACAAACTCAACGGCAGCGGTTAATTACTATGAACCGATCTACCAAAACCAATTTGAAGTAATTCTTACTCCGCCGGCTGTAATCGGTGGACCTAACGTTGCTTTATTAGTCGAACACGTAACTAAGATATCAGGACTACCTGAAATAAGCTCAGCAGGAACTCTAGTTGAACAAGAATACAAATTCGCTAAACGAAGCTATGCGGGAGCAGTTCCGGATACGACTGTTGCTGATATTGAGATCAGCTTTACTGTCAACTTGAACGAAGAAAACGACGCATATGTCTATAACATCTTAAGAGCTTGGAACGATGTAGTTTACAACCCACAAAGCGGTGCTCAAGGTCTTAAAAGAAACTACGTAGGCGAATGCGCAGTAGTAATATTCAATAAGGCGGGTGAGATCTTTAGGGAGTTTAAGTTTCCTTCGATAATTCCAAACGGTAAGCTTGGTGACTTAAGCTTAGAATACACTTCAAACAACATATACGAGACGACTATGAAATACAGATCTGACTACTGGATCGAAACTCGTATCGGACAAATAAACGTATAACAACATGGAAATGTTCAACGCACACAGAAGAGACTTATTGGGATTCGAAGATTATATGGATCTTAAGAAGCCAGGATTCGGTGGACCCAAGTCTGCTATTCCGTCAAGAGACGCTAAGGGTAAGCTAATCGATAAAAACCCTAAGCTTGCTCAACACCGTCGAGTGGTTGAACGTGATCCTGCATTCTCTCACAAGGTTTGGGACTCGACTTACAAGGCGATGACACACGATCTAGTCTATAAACAAGAAGGTAAAAAACCTTTTACTTATCCTGATCCATATCTTACTGCATACCCAACGGTTGAGGTAGGAGAAATAGACGAAAACACGAAAGTAGTTTCATTCAACCAATTCATAAAAGAAAACATCGAACCTGAAGAGGAATGGATGCAGGACGAGGATCCAGAAGAAGCTTGGATGCCGGAAGACAATCCAGAAGACATCTATCCAGAAGGAAAAGACGAGACCGACTATCCTAACCCCGTTTACGATGACGGTAGACCATTAATGTCAGACGACATCAAGAACATCGAAGCTAGGTTGAGGAGATACGAAGGAGGAGAGTCAAAGGACGAGGAATTTGGCATGAATCCGAGCGATCCTTCAAACCCACTAGGATTGAGCAAAGAAGAGATGGATGCCTTTTTGAAAGACCTTAATGCTTAATCTTCTTTTTTAAAGACTAGGACTGAAATCTTAGGATGAGCGATTATCTCGTCATCCTCTTCTAATTCTTTGCTTGGAACGACTATGTAATTGAACTCTATGTCAACATATTCTTCGTTAATGAAATCTATGGAATTTAGGATAGTACTTATAGAAAGGTTTGCATTCAAGTAAATTATCTTAGTGTACTTTTTATTCTTAACCTTTATTGCTTTATCTAGAAGTTTTTTTACCTCATAATTTAACAAGAAAGACTGCACTTTGTTAGGTATTATGAATCGAGTATTGAACTTGTCCTTTACTATCTTTGTGACGTTTAGGATATAGTCAGTCTTGCTCTTTTTAGAAAAAGAACTTATGAAGCCTTTATACTCCCTAACAAAAACAACTTCTATCTGTCTTTTTTCCATATCATATGTCAAGGTGGACAACGTCTATGCCTGCCTCTCTGAGTATTTTTACACCAGAAATGTCTCTATATTCTTCACGGTATATGACTCTTTTTATCCCTGCCTGAATTATCATCTTGGAACAGTCCTTACAGGGAGAGTAGGTAACGTACAGAGTTGAACCCTCTGTGTTTTGAGTGGATCTAGCTACCTTTAGCATTGCATTGGCCTCAGCATGCAACACATACCAATGAGTGTCGCCGTTTGCATCTTCACAGTCGTTTGGAAATCCCTTAGGCGTACCATTAAACCCGTCTGAGATTATGGTTCCATCCTTTACGATCAATGCACCGACCTTCTTACGCTTACAGCAAGAAAGGCTAGACCACTCAGTGGCCATCTTAAGGTAGGTCAAGTGATATTTTAGATCCTTTTGAGTCATTCTTTTCTTTTGGTGTTTTGTTTATTGGTCCTACTACTAATATGTTTAAGATCAATTCTAGAGCAAGCCACTGCTTAAACGTTGGTTCCGCTCCAAATAGGTTTTTCAAGTCTGTCCAAATGTAAACGTAATTACATATTAGAGCAGTTAAAAAGAAAGTGCCTAGACTGATTAAAAACTGTCTCATTTGTTTAAATTATTTTTTATCCAAGTCATCAGTTCATCTCCCATTATCTCAGAGCGATCGTTTTGTGTCGAAAACAATCTATTAAATAGTGGAGAAGGTTTGCCAAACGCAGATATCAGTTCTTCCCTAACTTCTGGAATCTGTTTGGGAACGAATTCTTCGTCTAACATTCTCTTAACTAAGTCAAAGTGTCTTTCGTATACGTGAAACGAGTTTGCAATGTGAGTATAAGATCCCATTTTTAAGTCCTTGAATTCATCTCCTCCGTGCATCACTAGGTGAAAGAGCATCTGTGACTGTAAGGTAGCAAAGAATGCAATATCGGTCGGAAGACCAAGTATCACGTCATTGCTTCTCATACTAACAGTCAGGTTCAACTTGTTATCTCTTATCTGAAAGATTCCATACATCGTGCAAACGAAGTCCTTATTACCTTCACGTTGATGTGTAGGTAAATTGAAATGTAGAATTGCCTGTCGACTGTCTTTGTCTTTTCTTAGGGATTCAAATGCCCATTCGTATTGAGTAAATCCATGTTCGTTTGGATTGTTGAATAAGAGATGGCCATAAGAAGAGTTTACGGTTCCGTCCTCGTTTTGGATCGATTCCCAAAACTTGGCATACTTTGCGATGTATTCAACATCGTTTCTTCCCATAAAATACCAAAGAAGCTCGGCCGCGATGTATTTGTATTGAGAAGAGCGTTGTGAATTTTCATAAAGACAAGAAAGTGGGTTATCTATCACTAGAGCAACGTCACAGTTTTCCTTTATTGCCATGTCTCTAGGCTTGGTCTCATACTCAGGAAAAGTAACTAAATCAAATAGGCTTTTCTTGTAAGCCTCCGCGAATGTTTCGAATCTATAAGTTAACATATAAGTATTATATCAGAACAAGGTAAAAGGTTTCAAATAAAGTTAGATCTTCACGATCTGCATGTCTGAAAAGTGATCAGTCTGATTGACTAGTATTCTATAATCAAAGAACTCTTCAGGTAGGGACTCGTGAGAAACTACAAAGATCGTCATGTTGTATTTTTGAGCATACTCCTTAAGAATAGAGATGGCTTTGTAAACGTTGTTTTTATCTAATGAGCTGAATATCTCATCCAAGAACATTACATTCATTTGGCTGTGTTTCATTTTGATTATCTCGATAAAAGCAAGAAGAACTATTAAGTTCATCTTCTTACGTTGACCGCTCGATAGGCTCTCTGGAGATATTTGAAGACCTAAATAAGTTACGTATGGATCAAACTCGCTATCGAATTCAAATGAAAATTTAAACTCTAGTTTTTCGGAGATCTCTTGGATCCTAGCATTGAGAGTTGGAATTATCTTGTCAATCATCGACTTCTTTATTCCTGAATCGGAAAGAAGATCGTCTAAGCTTAAATAGACTGATTTTCTTTCAGTAAGAGTCGAAAGACTTACTTTATCGCTTTCTATTCTGGCTTTGACAGACTCGATTATTTGGACTATCGAGTCTGAGCTATCGTCTGCCTCTTCTTTCTTTTGAGAGTCAACTAAAGATTTTTTAATTGAATTCAAATCAGAGGTTACTGTATACTTTTCTAGGTCAAGTTCTGTCTTTTTAGAAGTCAGTGACGTCTGTTTAGTGTTCAGGGTGGACTGCGCGTCTTGTTTGCTAGGTAAAATTTCAGTAAGCTCTTCAAGTTTTTCGGATATCTTACTCTTGACATCCAAAGAAGATTCTGAGTGTAGGTCATTTAGACAGTGAGGGCAACGATTCTTGGCGTAGACTTCTAACTTTGACTTAAGGTCGCGTATGCCAGACCTTACTTTATCTAATTCTTCGTTTGCCAGCCTTAACGACTTTCCGTTCTCTTCCATTTCGGTCTTCAGCTCAGCTAGTGAGCTTGTAATAGTATCTAACTCAGACTGTTTTGTAGCAATTGCATTAACTAGCTCGCCCTCAGCCTTTTGTTTTTTAGCAGTCAGCTTTTCACGAAGAGCAACTAACTGATCGTTGTACGACTCTAAGCTAAAGGCGTCTCTAGAAATAGCGGATTCGAGTAAGTCAGATTCGCTCTTTATCTCTCTTAGGCTTTCCTTTACTTTGGCTCTCATGTCAGACAAGATGTCGATTCCGAAGATGCGATCTACTATCTTTCTCTTGTCGTCCTTGGTCAGGTTGACAAAAGACTTGAAATCATCGAAAGAAAGGCTTATTGTGTTGCAAAAAACGCTAAATGGAATCTTTGATAGTTCTTCTTCTATGAATTCATCGACCTTTCTTTTATCTGGAAGGTTAAAGACTGAATCGTTTATCTTAATGTTGCTAAAATTTGGATCTATTCCCCTATCCAACTCTATTATTTCTCCAGAAGTCGTCTCAAACTTTACTTGAGTGTATGCGTTTTTGTTGATCCAGTTAGGTATGTCCTTCATCTTACGAATGGCGGATCTACCGTATATCGAAACAGTCAAT